CCCCAACTCCTTCTAAACAATACATTTGAAGATTACATAAAGCTTCTTGTTGTTTTGCTTTATATCTATTATACAAAGCATCATATAAAATTTCTACTTTCATATTATCCCTCACAGGCTATACATTCCACATCATCTAACTTGATTCTTGGAACTTTAATGTTTACATTCTCTATATTTCTAGCTGCGTTAGACCTAAAATAATAGAGTGATTTAAGTTTATTCATACCATACCAATGAACATCATTAACATACTGCATATATTCATCATGGATAGTTTGGTCTTCAGTTGCTTTAGGTAAAGTAAAGAATAAATTTACAGATTGTGCTTGACAAATAAACTCTTGTCTTTTATAAGCATGTTCAATAACCCATATCTGATTTAGCTCATTGGCAGTTTTAAATATTTCTTTTTCTTCATCAGTAAGTATATCTAAATGTTGTACTGAACCATCACTACCTGATATATCTTTCCATAGATTATCTAATTCTTTACCTTTTAATCCTTTAGTTTTGAAAACCTTTTCAAGAAATTTGTTTTTAACTTGGTAGCTACCTGACAAAGTTTTGTGTGTATATGCATTAGCACGATAAGGTTCAATAGAGGGAGAAGTACCACTACAAATAATACCACTACTAGCATTAGGAGCAACAGCAAGAAGGTTAGCATTACGCCTGTCATTACCATGTAAATCAGGACACTCCCCCCGTATTTCAGCAAGTCTTTTAGTAGCCTCTGTAGCTTTAGTCTTAATGTATTTAAAGGCTTTATAATTGAATCCTGTAGCGAATAATCCCTCAAAAGGAATACCTCTAGACTGGAGGTAAGCATGGAAGCCCATTGCACCCAGACCCAACGACCTTTCTCTATAAGCCGAGTAAGCTGACTTTGCATATCCTTCTTTATCTTGCTTAATATATTTTGTAAATCTTTTAAAGTTTGCACTATATCCTCCTAATTGTGTAGTGTCTACTGCGTTTTCAATATAATGTTCTATTATATTATCAAGCATTGTTATTAAGTCATCTATGAACTGTGAATCTTTTGACCAAGTATCAAAGTATTCTAAATTAACTGAAGACAAACAACATACTGCAGTCCTTTCTTCATTAGTTGGTAAGGTTATTTCAGAACATAAATTACTTTGTCTAATTGATAGTCCTAAATCTTGTTGTTGTTTAGGTAAAGCTTCATTACAAGTATCTATGTTTATCATGTAAGGCTCTCCGGTTTCTGCTCTTGCGTGGATAATTTGCCACCATAAATCTCTAGCATTAATAACCTTTACAGCTTCATTAGTTTTAGGGTCAATCAATCTCCAATCTTCATCCTCTCTTACTGCATCTAAAAATGCATTAGTTATATTAATTCCGTTGTGTAGATTCAAACATTTTCTATTTATATCTCCACCAGATTCTTTACGCATATTAATAAACTCTTCAATCTCTGGATGACTTATATCTAAATAAGCAGCATAACTTCCTCTTCTTGTAGTGCCTTGATTAAAAGCTAACATTTGAGAATCTACTACATGCATGAATGGAATTGAACCAGTAGAACGAGAGCCATGAGTAGTAGGTATACCATTACTCCTAACATCTCCCCAAAATCCACCGATGCCTCCACCTGAACTTGCCAACCATATATTTTCATCATAGTGAGCAGATAAACCAGACCTACTATCAGGTACATAATTAAGGAAACAACTGATAGGTAGCCCACGAGTAGTTCCCCCGTTAGAAAGTATAGGAGTACTAAACATAAACCAACAATCGGAACTGTAGTTATAAAGTCTTTGAGCCAATTCATAATCTGTTTCTCCTTTAAATGTAGCACCATAAACTGCTGCTCTAGCAAAAGCTTCTTGTGCGTGGGTTTCTCCTTCCCAAAAATATCTATCCTTTAATGTATCTAAACTAAACTTATCAAAGTTTTTTTCCTTATCATAATCTATTGTTATACCTAAATAATCTTTAGTTCCTATTTTATCTTCTACCATTATTTAACTCCAAAATCTTTTTTAACATCTTCAATATCCTCATTCACTAATAAATAAATTCCCCAGAATAACATACCCATATAAAATAATAATTCCATTATTCAATTTCTCCTAAATGATACTTTGTATCTTCTAAAGCTATTGCTATTATAGCATAATGTATTATTTTTAGCAAGTCCATTTCTGCATTTGTGCCCTCTTTTTTACCACACCTCATAGCATACTTCATAATATTACCTATACAAAAACCTTCTCCATGTCCTGCATCTATTATCATATCAGTAGCCTGATACTTTCCTTGTGCATAATGTCTTTCATATGTTCCATCAACATATCTTTGTATCTGTTGTATGATATTATCTTCATTAAATTTATATTTCATTTCCACTCCTTTGGTAAAGTTTCTTCACTATACCATTTAAAATTATTTGTTTCTGCCCATTCAGCATGGGTCCTTTTAGTTCCATCTTTTCTTTTTTTAGCTTGTGGCATTGGAGAATAAGGTTTTTGAAATAAAAATACTAACTCAAATTCTCCTACCTCTTCTGATAAAGCCTCTCTTATCCAAACATATTTACTATATTCAGCATAATCCCAAAACCTACCTTTAGCTTCTAGTAATATTGTTTGACCATTAATAACTTTTATAAAGTCTGGTTCATATTTATGTTTAACAACATAATCTATTTTTTCATTATGATGTTTCCATTTTTTTAAAACAGATTGATGTATATCATATTCCCATTTACTATCATAACCTTTAGGAACATTAACTTTTTTAGGTCTAGGTTTTCTTGGTATTCTTTTAGGCATTTAACCACTCATAATTTTTTACTAATTGCCAATATCTTAATATACTATTAAACATTTCTTTATGTTTCTCATGTGATTCTTTATCCCATATATGAAATAATATTGTTTCAGTATTTTTTCTATCAACAAAGATAGATACTCTTTCTGGGTCATCTATATTACAACCTTGTGCATAAGCAGATAACTGCATACCATGTTCATCATATACTAATTTATTAGCATCCTTACCTTCAAGATTATCTTTAGTTTTAAAGTCTATAAAGATACCGGATTTAGAATATAAATCTATCTTACCACCATACCCTTCGTTAGCACAGAAAGAATCTTCTGCTATCCATTCTTCTTTAGGAAAGTTTTTATCTAGCCATTTCTTAATTATTTTATAAGGCTTACTTTTTTCTTGACCTAAAAATCCTTTTTCAATTTCAGCATGGATAATAGTACCTCGTTCTGCTGCTTTTTTACCTATCTCTTTTGAATCATACTTACATCTATTTATAAAAGATTCATTTGATTCATTTTCTTTTCGTTCTAATATTAAAGCAGATTGTAAAGCTTGTGTAATCTTCCAATTCTCTAGTGCAGGTTTTGCAACCATACCGAGAATAGTAGTTACAGAGGGAACAAGTCCTAAACTTTTCGCATCTCTTAATGTAGTATTTCTTTCTTTACCATTAGCACCTATAAGCGTATACATAGGCTCTCCTTCTGGAGTATACCAATGTCCTGCTTCTGTTTTATATTTTGTCATTATGTTCCACCCATCTTAATTTTCTAGTATCAGGCAAGAATAATAAATATTGTACATCTGCCTTAATTTGTTTTTTAGTTCTAGTTGTCCTAGATGTATAACTATCCTTTGTTCTATAATCTCTTCTTGCAGTTTTTACATCTATTAATTTTATATTTCCTTTAGGGTCTCTAACTATTAAATCTATAAACCCATCACAACCACAGTTTTTAAATACTTCATATCCATTATCCCATAGCCAAGTGACTGCATAAAATTCTGCCATATCTCCTTTTCTATTGGTTGAATGTTCTTTAGTGTGTTTCACTCCAATTACCTCCTATTTTATATTCGCCTGTTAAATTACATCGCATGTTAAATTGCTCTGTCACCTTTTCTATACACTCTACACCTAATCTACCTACAGCATCTGCTTGAGATTCTTTAACTTGTAGTTGCCATTCATCATGTATGTTAGCTACAAACATAGCATCTAATGCATTAAGTTTTATTAATTGATATAGATTTATCATAGCTTGTTTCATAACTATAGCACCACTTCCTTGTAGTAAAGTATTAAGAGCAGCATGTTGACTTCTAACATAAATCTTTCTACCATCAATACCTTTTAAAAATCCTCTGTTAGAAGCTTGTTGAACTCTATCTCTTAACTTTTTAAGAGCAGGTAAATTAGTAAAGAATCTTTGTTTTAAAGCTTTACCTTTCTTTATATCTCCATTAATAATACTACCTATCTTTGCATCTCCTGCTCCATATACTAAAGCATATATAAATGTTTTAGCTTGGTCACGAGTTTTTAATCCTGCTAATTTTTGATTGGTTGAATGTATATCTCCGTTAATAACTTCTTCAATATAATCAGCATCATTCATATAATGTGCTAACATTCTTAACTCTAATCCACTAGCATCTATTCCTACAAGTTTATACCCTTCTGGTATAGTCCAACAAGACCTACATTCTTTGCCATAAGGACTATGTATATTAGGAACTTGAGCCATGTTAGGATTTCTATGTGTCATTCTACCAGTAATAGTTCCATTAGGTATTACACTACCATGAACTCTGTCATCTTTTAATTCATCTATCCAAGATGATACTTGAGCTATACGCTTTTGATATAATAAATAATCAGCAATAAGTTTAGCTTCTTTTATATGAGTAATCTTTTTAAGCGTAGCTTCATCTACAATAGGTTGTCCTGTAGGAGTAAACCTTTCAGGTTTCCAACCAAAGTCTATAAGATATTCTCCTATTTGTTTACGACTACCAAGATTAAATTCAACTAACTTTTGCCTCATAAAAGATTGAGTATGGTCTGACTTTTGTATAGATTCATACTCTTCATCAGTAAGTCCACGCTTAGATAATGTTCCATCTTTCTTTATATAAGGTGTAACTAACTTATCATCAACCCATTTAGGTTTAAAGGTTGTCTGAACTTCATCTTCTACATCTGCCATGTTTTGTTTTAGTTCTGCTAACAAAGTCATAGCCTGTTTACTATCAAAATAAAATCCTGTATTCTCTTGTTCACGCATAATTGCAGCAGTTAATTGTTCTAAATCAAAAGATTGTTTACTAAATCCTGCACCTTCTTTAATTAGATAATGATAAACTGCCTCATTAAGTTTAACATCCTGTTGACAATAATCTAACATCTCTGGTGTATAGTTATCAAACTCTGGTTGTTCTTGTTTAGGAACACCTAATCTATAACCCCAAGTTTTAAGACTATGCCCATTCTCTCTAACAGGATTGTATAACCTAGACATAACTAATGTATCTATTACCTTACCAGAATATTTAAAGTCATGTAGTTTTTGTAATACTGGTAAATCAAAACCTATGATGTTATGTCCTATTAAAGTATCAGCACTTGCTAATAATTTAAAAGCATCATCAAGTTTATCAGGTCCAAATTTATAAAATTCTCCGTCTATTTCTTTGACTACAATACACCATACTTTAGTAGCATGTAAGTCATCAGTTTCTATATCAAAAATCATCTTCATTATTAAATGTTTCCTCCTCTGATATTTCATGCAGTCTACCTGTTTCAATATCATATTTTAAATGACAAGCCATTCCTGTATCTCCAGTATATCTTGACTTCAAGACTCTGACTTTAGTTATATTAGCTTCATCAGGATTCGCTGCCTGTTGATTTCTTTCTAATGCTATTACACAATCTGATAGTTGTGCAATACCTTGTGAGCCTTTAAGATGTGATAGTGAAACTTCAATACCTTTCTCGTGTCCTCTATCTCCTGCTGCTCTCCGTAAATGTGATACTAATATCATGCCTACTCCTGTTTCTTCTACAAGACTACGCAATCTATTCATAAGCATATCAATACCTCTGCGTTCATCTCCTTCAGATAATACATTAACAAGCATATGTAAATGGTCTACTACTACCCAATCACATTCACAACCTACAATGATGTATCTTAATTTAGAAAAGATTTCATCTATATCTGTTGCTCCTAAATGTGCATGGATAAATACTCTACCTTGTTGTATAGCACTATCAAATAAAGTATTGAGTTCTTCATTAGTATATTTACTGCGTTTCTCTGATAAATATATTCTATCATTAGCTTCAATAGATACAATACCATCAGCAGTTCTTATCCAATTTTCTTCTAGTGCTATAATACCTACATTATCTTCTGTGTTTTTGATAAGATGATGTTCAAGTTCTCTAGTCACACTAGACTTACCAAGTCCTGTGCCACCTGTAAGAGTGACAAGTTCTCCTTTACGCATACCATATAACTTCTTGTTCAATCCTTCCCAAGGATATGCAATACTTTCTTTTACCTCTCGGTTAATCCAATCATTTTTCTTACTAGATAAATCCATAATCCCAGATGGTGTATAAGTCTTGGCTTCCCACCATGCTGTTGAAAACTCTTGGAATTTTTTCTTGGCTAACATTTCATTAGCATCTTTATATCCATTAGGTAAGTTTATTATCTTTGCTTTAGATGGTTTAAGTATTCTAGCTACCTGCCTTGCAGCATCTATACCTGCCTTGTCGTTATCAAAACAAAGAACAACATTATCAAATGATTCTACAAACTCAATGCTCTCTCGTATATCTTTAACAGCAGAAGATGCTCCTCGTTTAATAGATACAACACTAGACTTGCCTTGCATTAATTCATAGACTGCCATAGCATCACATTCTCCCTCTGTTATTGTAAGATACTTACCACCTTTATTACGATACAGTTGTTCTCCAAACAATCCTGTGCCTTGAAATGTACCATTACATGCAAAGTTTTTATTATCTACATATCTAGTCTTGGTTGCAACTATTTCACTACCATTATAAAATGGATAGATGTGTTGTTTAACTTGACTATTATGGTCTTTAACTATCTTAACTCCATACTTTTTAGCTGTAGCTTCCGATATATTTCTATCAGTTAAAGCTCCATATATTCCTGTATATGAATTAAGAAAAGAAGTTTCAGGTTGTTTCATGGGTACAATAGTATTAGTATTTGTACTCATAGTATCTGCATTGTCATAGTCTGGAATAAAAGCATTACAGCTAAAACATTTTGCAGAGCCATTGTTATTAAGTGAAACAGCATCACTACTATTACACTTTGGACATGGCAATTTGTGTTTAATAAATTGTGTATTCAATTCTATCTCCTATAAAAAATGAGGCGTTGTATTTGGATTGTTCCTTTAAGTCCCATCCACAGTTTTAGGACACCTCGTTTATGTATTAAGATACTTCGTTTAAAGAGTTATCTTCATCAGAAGTTTCTTCTTCTTCAGTAGTTGCTCCACCATCTTCTGTTGGTGTTTCAACTATAGCTTCAGGACAATCAGCTAGTAATGTTTCAAGATTACCTTGATGTCCTTGAGTAGCAAAGTTTAGTGCCTCAACTAAAGTATTTAATGTTCCCATTTTATTAATACTAACATTAGCACTTATTCTGGAATCACTATTCTCTATCTTTGAAACATCATAAACTGTTTCGCCACTCTCGTTCTTAATGGTAATAATCATAATTAAAATTCCTCATTATCATCAAAGAACTCTGACCCGTCTTCAGCTTTATATTCAATAAGCTCAATGACTTGGACAGCTTGAAGGTCAAGACTTTTTCCAGACTTACCTGCATACTCCCATTCATATTCACTACATTGAACTCTAACTTGAGAGCCATTACCTACAGCAAGGTTAATGTCTTGCTTGTTCTGGTCAATCAATCTAGGTGCATTCCTAACCATTCCGTTAGGACCATTTACCTTACGCTTGATAACCAAAGCAGGACCTTCATCCATTTGCTTTACTGTATGTCCACGACCTGCAAAGTCATCTGCTGTCGCTTGGTCAACAACTAAGTTGACTGTATACATAGGTTCAAAAGTTGTATTAGGTGTCTTAATACTCGCCCAATACGCAGTTCCATTTACTATCATATTTTCCTCCTTATGATATTAAGTTAATAAAAAGAGAGTTATGAGCCAACTACTCTCGGAGTTGTGGTAAGAACCAAACCTACTAATACATGGAGATAGAGGGCTAGTTCGGTTGCTCGTTTGTTCGCCATCCATAAATTGTATCAGCATTTTGTTCTGTTGTCAAGTGTTTTCTAAAAGATTATCTAATTTTTCTACATCTATATCTTCTAATAATGTTATTAAAAATTTATCTTCTTTTGTTTCAACAGTATGTGGGATATTTATATCATGTTTTCTTTTTAATAAGTCCACACTTTCTGTAAATTCTTTGTATTCTTCTTTAGTTAATACTGCTTTCATTTTCTTCTCCTTTTATTTTAATAAGTATAAAAACCATACACAAACTACCATACCTAACAGCGATAGTTTCATTAATAAATCATGTGTCATCTTCCTTGCCCTCTATATTTTTTATATGAACGCTTCTTATTTTTATTCATATGTTTGGTTGATATTTTAATAGTCCTAGAACGCCCTCCTGTGCCTTGTGAGGTAGACTTTTTAACATGGTCTATACTTTGTATTACTTTAGTTCTTAATGCCATCTTCTTTCTTAAACATTCCTAACTTTGCAAAAGTTTTTTCGCAAAATTCTACATGATTTTCTTCCCAAAGAGAAGAGTTAGGTTTAAAACAATTAACAAATCTACTTATTGAATCATCATACAATTCATTTATTGTAAACCTTTGTGATATTATTGTCAATAGTAAAGCTAAAATTATTACAAAATAATTATAATCTTTTATACAAAATATATTTTTTAATTTATTCATTTTTTATTTCCTTATTTTTATAGTTTATAAAGTGTTTAATGTTTGAATTAAAAGAGTTTCATCAATTTCTTTTCTTAAATCTCTTAATTCTTTCATATTAACATTTGAAAGACTCCATTCTTTAGAATCTTTAGTTCTAGTTATATATAATATATCCTCAATACTATCTATGTTTATCATAGTATCAATAGCAGATACTATATGATTACAATATGTTTTAAGTATATCTTCTTTGCCATTAATAATTACTTTTATTTTATATTCATCCACCTGTTTTCTCCTTTAGTTCTTTATAAGTTTTAATGTCTGGATATTTTTTTAGTTGTTTCATTATCCATTTATCTGTCATGTATGACAAATGCAACTGCCCTCCACCAAACATATGAGTTTGTTCGGGTAATAATCCCTCAACATTATCAACAGTAATGGTATTGGCTTGGTCTTCAGGTAATAGTTCCCTCAACCATTCAACCTGTATAGGTTTTATTTTTTTTCTTAATCTTTTTAATTCTTTTGTGTTCATTCTAATACTTTAAATTCCATATAAGGTTCTTCTCTATGTACTTCTGGCAACCATTCTACCACATCTTCTATTTCTTGTAAAGATAAAGTTGTAGATATACTATTACCTTCATCATCATGAGCCATAATAAGTCCTCTACCTGCTATAGCTTTACCATAAATAGTAAAGTATCTATTGTCATATAGTAGTCCTTCATCATCAACATATAAATCATCTTTATCTGATAGTGCTACTATATCAAATGTTTTACACTCTGTCAATAGATATATCTCCTCTATGTTTCCTAATAGATTTACCTCTTTGACTGTTTCATCAAATGGATTTATTAATATTCCTTTCATATTGTTATCCTCCCATGTTCAAATAAATTTTCTGCAATATAAAATATTATCTCCTCTCTATCATCATCTTCATGTAATCCATAAGCTTTACTTACAGTTTGTATTTCTTCTTCAAGATGACCTTCTTCATCA